AACGAAATAATAGAACACATTTTAAGCAATGAAAGTTTTAAAACTACCTGCTTTAAAATAAACAAGAAATATTGCGAGGATATTTTTCAGGAAGTATGTGAGCAAATATTGACTATTTCTGAAGACCGATTACCAACCAAAGAGCATTTGTCTTTTTGGTTTTTTTGTGTGGCACGGAACATAATATCAAAACAAGGTAAGTTAGGATACATAATTTATAAATACGAAGACTATGGCTATATCTACTCGAAAGAAGATACACATCAAGAAGCAATAGATGAGGTGTTAGAAGAAGAAGAAATAGGCTACAATGTAGATTTGCAAAGCATCGAAGAGTTTATGCTTGAGTTGGATGAAATGGATAACCGAATACTACTACACTACAACGAACTTGGAACATTATCAAAGGTGCATCGTGCAACAGGTATTAGCTACGAAACATTAAGAAAAGCAAAAAACAGAATAAAAGAATATTCAAAGATTTTAAAAAAATGAAAATATTAGTTCTTATACCAAGTTATAGCGAAACAAAGCCAGGTGAAAAGTCAACATTAAACGGAGTTGATTATCATCGTTTGCTTAATCCACATAGAGCATTGTTTAAATATTTTGATGATGTTGAGTTACATCAAGTAGGTGACATTGATTCAGATGAGATTGATTGTGTAGATTCGATAGAGTTTATAAAACGATTTGATTTAGTTGTTGGCAATAGAACGATGTCTAAAATACTTGATTCAAAAAAAGTAGCAGAAAAAGTCAAGAAAGCAGGTATTAAATTTGTTTTAGATATGGATGATGATTTTCTTTTACCAACTAATCACATTTTATATAATGTATCAAAAAGAGATGGCATAGGTGCTGATGTAAAAGATTCAATTAGATATGCTGATGTGATAACTTGCACTCATCAAGTTTTAGCAGATGAGATAACAAAAGAATTCGGAAAGAAAGAAACTTACATAATACCAAACGGATTACCAGACTTTGCACAATTTGAACCTAAACCATTTAAGAGTGATTTAAAAGCAGTATTTGGATGGAGTGGCAGTATTACACACTTTGAAGATATTATGCTTATGCACGATAGCTTATTAGCACTATACACGGATTATAGATATAAGGATGAATTCAAGATGATATACGGTGGCTATGCAAAAGGAGATGGCGAAAGTGAAGCAATGTTAGGTGTGCTGTCTTGTAAAGGTAAAGCAAATGAAAACAACTTTGAAATATTCCCAAGCACTGATGTTCATAACTATGCTTTTTTCTATGACAAAATAAACGTGGCTTTGATACCATTGAAGAATAATCGTTTCAATAATATGAAATCAAACCTAAAACTATTGGAAGCAGGATTTAAAAAGAAAGCAGTAATAGTATCTGATGTACATCCGTACAATACATTGCTTACTGATAAGAATTGTTTAGTAGCTAAAAATAAACACGATTGGTATAAGCAGATGGTAAAATTAATTCGTAATCCAAATATGATAGAAGACTTGGCAGAACAATTATATTTAGATGTCCAGGTGCAATCAATAGAAAAAATAGCTGAATTAAGATATAACGCATACAAACAAATACTAAATAAATAAATTATGAACAAAATAGAAAGAGCAATTTACGATATTAGGTTACAAATTAAAGGCATAGAACGCAATTTTTTAATATCAGAAACAGAACTTAAATGTTTAAAAAGGCAACTTGAAAGTTTACTAATAATAGAAGAAGACAAATCAATACCTCACGAAACATTTAAAGATTAAATTATGATATTAATAGCAATCGGAATAGCGATGGTATTCGTATCGTTCTTTTCACTTACTCAATTCCCAAGTTGGTTAGACTTTAAACCATTCAACTGTATAGTGTGCCTAACCTTTTGGGTATGTGTAGTAACTTATGTTTTCAATTTGCAAACTTATGCTGAACCATTTGCATACGCAGGATATGGTGCTTATGGTTCAATAATATTAAAAAGATTATTATTTAAATTCTAACTTATGAGAAGATACGAAGAGATATACAACGAGATGCAAGGTGCATTGTTAGCAGATGAACGATTCACGATACTTGAACTACTAAAGATATTTGACAAGGAAAGTAGTTGGTGTGGAACAAATTATCAATTGATAAGAATCAAAGAATATAGTCAAGAAATAACAGGTATTAGGTCTGGAGATTGTCAAGGATGTATGATTCAAGCAATGAAGAATATGGTAAGATTCGTAAATAAATACGAGTTAGATAATCCAAAACAAATAACAATAGATGAAGTAATAGAAAAAGAATATACAAGAAGAAACTTATACCAAAATAGAAAGAAATGATAACTGAAAAAGAATTTTTAGAAGCAGAACTTAAAATGGGAATAAGTCCATTTAATAACGACTTTATTAACTTGTGTGATGCAACAGTTGATGCAATATCAAAAGAGATAACATTTGAATCAGTATTAGATTACGGAGCAGGTGTAGGAGCATATAGTAACTCTTTTTACAGTAAAGGATTTAATGTAGTATGCTACGAGTATTTTGAAGCACATCGTGATTATATGGCTGAAAACTTACCACATTTAGTTGTATTGCCTAAACCAATTACTACTGACTTGCTTGTGTTTATAGAAGTTGCAGAGCATATGACCGACAAAGAAATTAAAGCACTATTTAAGAAAATAAAACCAAAGAATATATTATTTAGTTCAACACCTAACAAGACAGATGGAGATGCTGAATGGGGACATATTAATATTAAAACTGAAGAAGATTGGAATCAACTATTTGAGAAACTTGGATACAATCTAATCAAAAATATAAACGTACCAACAACCTGGACAAGACTATACGAATCAATATGACAAAAGAATATGTAAACCATCCACAACATTACGGAGGCATAGACAACACTTTTGAACCAATAAAGATAATAGAACACTATGATTTAAACTTTATGCTTGGAAACAGTATCAAATACATATTGAGAGCAGGTAAAAAGGATGACAAAATACAAGACTTGGAGAAAGCACTATTCTACTTACAACGTGAGATAACTAATTTAAAAAAGAAATAAAATGGCAAGACCAGTAGGAACAAAATACATAGAAACTCCCGAAAAACTATACGAACTATTTGAAAAGTATAGAGAAGAAACTAAATCTAATCCAAGAAAAAAGCACGTTTTCGTAGGTAAGGATGGCAATAGTGACAATGAGAGATTAGAAAGACCTTTAACGATGGAAGGTTTTAGAGTATTTGCGTTTAAAACTGAAGGATGCATAAAACACTACTTTGATAATACTGACAATAGATACAACGATTATTGTACAATCTGTTCGCATATAAAGGATATTATCCGTAATGACCAAATAGAAGGTGGTATGGTAGGGCAGTATAATCCAAGCATAACACAGCGATTAAATGCATTAACAGATAAGTCAGAAATGATAATAAAAGAACAGCCACTTTTTCCTGATTAAAAGTTATCAACAAGGTAGTACAACCAACTATAAAAACATTATATTTGATTATGGAAATATGGCAAAATATAGAAGGGTTTGAGAACTTATATAAAATAAGTTCAAAAGGAACTATCATTAGTTTAGGAAATGGAAAATCAACTAATCCTAATTTATGTAAAAATAGAATAATAAAACCAAGAATTAAAAAAAGTGGTTATGTTCATATTAAAATTTCAAAGGATGGCAAAAGGTATCATTTTTCATTACATAGAATAGTTGCAAAAACATTTATTTTAAATACTGAAAATAAACCTGAAGTTAATCACATTGATGGTAATAAGCAAAATAATGAAATAAGTAATTTAGAATGGGTTACATCAAGTGAAAATCAAAAACACGCATTTAAAATAGGTAAGCAAAAAGCAATAAAAGATATTTACAACAAGCAATCAATTAAAATAAGACAACTTGATTTAGATGGAAATATTGTTTATGAATGGGATAGTATAAATCAAGTTAAAAGAGAAATCGGATTTAATACTTTTGGAATTATAAAGTGTTGCAAAAAAGAAAAAAAATACAATACAGCATATGGATATAAGTGGGAGTACATTTAAAAGAACTACTGCGATTAATAAACTAAAGAAGATTTCCGCCCGAAAGAAAGTAGTTCAAGGCGGAACTTCCTAATTGCCCCTTGTGAGTAATTGCAAGGGGAACTAATCAGCAGGTAAAACATTCGGTATATTGCCGATATTAATTGACATAGCTATAAAAACACCAAGACTTGAAATAAGTGTAGTTAGTGAAACTATTCCCCATTTAAGAAGGGGTGCGATAAAAGACTTCTTGAAAATAATGGAGTGGACAAACCGATACGAAGATTCAAGATGGAACAGAACATTATTAACTTATAAATTTAGCAATGGAAGTTATATCGAATTCTTTAGTGCAGAGCAAGAAAGTAAGTTACGTGGTGCAAGAAGGAACGTGCTATACATAAACGAGGCGAACAATATTAGTTTTGAATCATATCATCAGTTAGCTATACGTACAAGTGGTGACATATGGTTAGACTTTAATCCGACATCAGAATTTTGGGCGCATACAGAAGTCTTAAAAGATAATGATGCAGACCATATTATACTAACTTATAAAGACAACGAGGCATTACCACAAACAATAATTCAAGACATCGAACAAGCAGAGGTAAAAGCACTAACATCAAGTTATTGGGCAAATTGGTGGAAAGTATATGGATTAGGACAAATAGGTAGTTTAGAAGGAGTGGTGTTTGATAATTGGAAACAAGTTGATAGTTTGCCTATGGATGCTAAACTTTTAGGATACTCAATGGATTTCGGATTCACTAATCACCCTACTACATTAATGGCTATCTACAAGATGGACAATGAATTATACATAGATGAATTGTTGTACAGAACCAATATGACAAACAATGATATTGGAAACTTTATGAAGTCAATTAATATTACAAGACCTTATGATATTGTAGCTGATAGTGCAGAACCTAAATCAATCGAAGAATTAAGGAGGCAAGGATTCAACATTCAACCTGCAAGTAAAGGTGCTGATTCAATCAAGATAGGTATTGACATACTTAAACGATATCAAATGAATATCACTAAACAATCAACTAACACTATAAAAGAATTACGAGCATATCAGTGGGAGAAGGATAGAGATGGTAAGCTAACAGGTAAACCAATTGACCATAGTAATCACGCAATTGATGCTATCCGATATTTTGCTTTAAATAAACTTAACAACAGACCAAGTGGTAAGTATGCCACAATACGAGTATAGTAAGACTATAACAAATAACAAATTAAAATATATTATTTATCAAATGAAATTAGAGAATTTAACAATAGGTCAATTCATTAAGTGCAAAACAATATCTGAATTTGAAACTGATGTTTTGGATAAAAGTATCAAGATGTTAGCAATAGTAACTGACAAGACTTTTGATGAGATTGAAGCAATGCCAGTAGATGAGTTGACTAATGCATTAAAGAAGTTTAACGAGATTGAAAAACTAACTGAAAACACAAAGGTTAGAATGAAATTTAAAGTTAAAGGCAAAAGGTTTGAGTGCATTTGGCAAACGCAGAAACTTGGAGCAAATCAGTATATTGATGCTACATCTTTTTGCAAGAATGAAAAAGAAATCGTAAACAATATTCACAATATATTGGCGAGTATTTGCGTGGAGAGAACTTGGTATGGTAAGAAATTGAAGTACAATCCTGAAAATCATAAAGAGATTGCAGATTTGTTTTATAATCATATGAAGATTACCAGTGCTTATCCGATTATGCTTTTTTTTGCAAATATTTCGAGGAATTGCA